TAAGTTCTACTATTACAATTGGTGCTGGTGTAATTTATTCATTAGTTAATGTTACGGGTTATAATTTAAGTATTAGCCCCTCTGCAATAAAATATGAAACTTTTTTACAATCACAAGGAGCAACAGCAGAACAAGCAAGATTATTAACTGCTAATATTAGTGATTCAATAAGGTTAATAAATCCCCCATCATCAACAGGTTCAACAAGGACACTTGTATTGGATAGTAATAATGTTATTAGTGTTCTTACAGGTTCAACAGGGACAAGTGGGACAAGTGGTAGAAATGGCACTTCTGGGACAACTGGGACATCTGGCACAAGTGGTATTAGCGGGACAAATGGCACAAGTGGTAGTTCAGGTTCATCTGGGACAAGTGGTATAGATGGTACTTCTGGCACAAGTGGAAGTGCAGGCACAAGTGGTAGTAGCGGGACAAATGGAACAAGCGGAAGTTCAGGCACAAGTGGTAGTTCGGGGTCAAGTGGCACATCTGGTAATAATGGCACAAGCGGAAGTAGTGGCACAAGTGGTTCATCTGGCACACAAGGAACAAGTGGAAGTTCAGGGTCATCTGGCACAAGCGGAAGTAGTGGCACATCTGGTAGTAATGGCACAAGTGGAACTGCTGGGACAAGTGGGACTTCTGGCACAGAGGGTACAAGTGGGACTTCTGGGACAAGTGGTGCAGATGGTGTATCATCAGGTCAAATTTATTATTTTAACCAAAGCCAAAATTCAGATGTTACCCCTTATAAAGTATTATCAGTAGAGCCTACATCTGTCAGCGAATTTGTTGGCATAACAACATTAAATAGTAATACAAGTAATATATTATTATACACTTATATAACACCAGAATTAGGTTTTGCAATTATACCCGGGGGATCACAAAGATTTCACTTCCATTTTTTAAAGCCAACAAGAAATGATAGAATTGAGGTATATGCACAAATACAATTAACTGATGCTACTGGTAATCCTTTGCCCCTTGGTCTATCAGGTGATACAAATATTGCATTAGTTGGATGGGTAGATAACAATACACCAGTTGAAACGGTGGTAGATTTAGTTATACCAAAAACTATAATAGACCCAACTAATAGATTGATTGTTAGGATTTTTGCAAATAATTTAGATAACCAAAATTATAATTTAAATTTTTATACAGAAGGTGTATCAAATTATTCTTTTGTTATAACTTCAGTTGGAGCACTTGCAGGCACAAGTGGCACATCTGGTAGTTCAGGCACAAGTGGTACATCTGGTAGTTCGGGGACACAAGGCACAAGTGGGACATCTGGTAGTTCAGGCACAAGTGGTAGTAGTGGGACATCTGGCACAAGCGGTACAACTGGGACATCAGGGACTTCTGGCACAAGCGGGACATCAGGGACAACTGGCACAAGCGGGACTTCTGGGACAACAGGGACATCTGGCACAAGCGGGACAACTGGGACGTCAGGTACTTCTGGCACAAGCGGGACATCAGGGACATCTGGCACAAGTGGGACATCTGGGACTTCTTTTGAAAAAACAGGAGGAACAATTAACCAACTATTAGTTAAAAATTCAAGCACAGATTATGATACTTCTTGGACTAGTTCAATTAACATAAATAACTTAACTGCAACAGGTAGCACAAATATTAACGCTATAACTGCAACAACATTAAACATAACCACAATAGGTTCAGGGACATCTATAACCAATTTAGGTATTTCAAGTGCTGGCAGAGTTATTACAGGCTCTACTATGATTACACCAGTTTATTTATCATTAAATAAAGCCACATCACAATCAATCCCCTATGATTTAGAAACAACGATAGTTAATTGGAGCACACTTGTTAATAATACACCTAGTGCATGGAATAATACAACAGGAATATTTACTTGTCCTCGTGCAGGTATTTATGATATTTCATTTGCTATGATGCTTGATAATGTTACTCCTTTAACACTAGATAGAGAGTTTGCAACTATTATCAATTATAATAATAGTACGGCTATTTATGTTGCAAACTTTTGGCCATACACTACTTCAACTGTTAAAATTCCAACAACAACAACAAGAGTTGTATTATCATTAAATGTAGGTGATACTATTCGTCCTTCAATATTTCAAAACCTACGAAATAATACCGCTTATAATACTATTACAGGGAGAAATCATTTCATTATAAATGAACTACCACCTACTATTCCAAGACAAGTATAGATGGTTAAATTATCACAAATAAAATAACAAGAAAGAACCCCCTATTTATGGGTGGTTTTTTCTTTGTTATATTTTTATAAATTAAAATAAGATGTCTAATACAAAAGAAATTGCTTTTAAAATATCAATTAGTGCAAAAGATGCAGAGAATAACATTAAGAATGTTACCAGCAATATTGTATTATTAGAAGATAACTTAAAACAATTAGAAGCAATAGCAAATGATGCAGATTTAGGCGCAGCCCAATTTGAAGAATTAGCAAATGAAATAGGAAAGACTATTAAGGCTGAAACTATATTAACCCAAACAAGTAAAAAGGCTGGTGATAATATTGAAACATTAGGTTCTGATGTTAATGAAACTGATGAAAAATTTAAGAAATTAGAATTACAAATAAGGGAAACAAGGATTGCATTACAGAAGGCAGAGGAGGCTGGGGATAAATTAACTTTTAATAAATTGAAAGGTGATTTAGATGAGTTGGAGGATAAGTTAGAGGCAACCAAATTAAAATCTAAACAATTAGATGATGTGTTGGTTGATTTGCCCGGACCCCTTGGTGGAGTTGGTCAAGCCTTAAAAGGTTTAGATGCTGGATTTAAATTACTAATTGCAAATCCAATTGTTGCATTTGTTGCAGGTATTACTGGTGTATTATTATTATTAAAAAAATCATTATCTTCAACTGCCGAGGGACAAGAACTTTTAAATAGATTATCTGCGGCTTTTGGTAAAATACTTGGCCCTATTATGGCTACAATAGAAGCCGTAGCAATCCCCCTATTTGAAACTTTTGCACTTATATTAGAAAAGGTAGGTCAGGGGTTTTCTTATGTGGCAAAGTCAGTAGGAATATCATCTGATAAAATTAAAGAAGCCTCTATCAATAGTAGTGAGGCGTTAAAGAAAGCATCAGAAAATCAAACAAAAAATTTAGAAGATAATGCTAAAAAAGAAACTGATATAATACAAAAATCAAGTAAAACTAAAAAGGAATTACTTGAAGAAGAAAAAAAGAAAAAACAAGACCAGATTAACCTTAATGAAAGAATTAAACAATCAGAAATTGAATTAGCACGTTCAACTATTCAAGCAGGGGATGATGTTATTGCCAATTTAATATTGCAAGATGCACAAAGGGAGGAAGATTTTCAAAGGGAAAAGAAAAGAATTTTGGACTTATTAAAATTAGAAAAGGTTGGAAGTGATGAAGCAAAAAATTTGCAAATTGAATTAAATAATTTAGAGGCACAAAATAATAAGAACAAAGCAGAAAATTCAAAGAATGTTATAAATGAGGAGAAAAGAGTAGCAGATGTATTAGCAGATATTAACAAACAAGTAAATGATAAAAGAAAACAAGATCAAGATGAGAGTGATAAAAAAGCAAATGATGATGCAACAAAAACATTTGCGGACAATATTGAAAAAGCAAGAAGTTTAGCCCAGACAAAAAGAGATTTGGCAATTAAGGCTAATGATGATGAGTTTGCTTCTAATGAGGGGAATTTTGAAAAACAAAGAGAACTATTAGATAAGAAGCAAAGGCTGTTAGAACAAGATTATGAGTATAAAAGACAATTTGTTTATGAGGATCAAGAAGCACAATTAAACTTGGAGGTACAATTTAATGAAAGCCAAAAACAATTAAGTGATGCCAGAATAACAATAGGAAAAAAAGAAGTAGATGCAAGAGATGAACAATTTGCACAAATTGCTGATATATTATCACAAGCCGCATCATTAGCAGGGGATGAAACAAATGCTGGAAAAGCATTAGCATCTGCAAGTGCTGCGATTAGCACGGGGTTAGCCATATCAAAAGCGTTAGCATCATCTGCCCCCCCTTTAAATTTTATACAAGCCGCATTAGTTGGGGTAGCAGGATTAAAAAATATAGAAAAAATCAATTCAGTTCAAGTCCCCAAGCCAACTTTAAAGACTTATGCGAGTGGGGGATTAGTAATAGGTGAAGGAACTGGTACAAGTGATAGTATTCCTGCATATTTATCTAATGGAGAAAGTGTTATAAATGCACGTTCAACAGCAATATTTAAGCCTTTATTATCAGCAATCAATACTGTTGGTGGTGGAAAACGATTTGCAAGTGGGGGGGTTGTTGGTGATAATTCATTATCATCACAAGAATTATTAACTAATCAACTGATAAATTTTAATAATCAAAATAATCAACCAATAAAAACCTATGTTGTTTCAACTGATATGTCATCAGCACAACAATTTGATAGGGTTCAAAGAGAAAGAAGCACAATATAAAGATATGGCAGTTTTAGTAAAAACAAATAATTATAGTGGTTCAACAGCAAGTGTTACACTATACGCCCCAACAGGGCATACAATCCCTTTTAATAGTCCATCTGGCACAAGTATAAATCTTGGTCAAAAAGTATTACCTTTTACTTATCAAAATGAAAACCCGGCTATGGAATATGGGGTATTTGAATTATATTTTTCTGGCACAAATAAGACTTGTGAAAGTGCGTTATTAACACCCCCAGATGGAGATGGTAATGTTTATAATACAATTAAGATTGGCAATCAAGTATGGATGTCAGAAAATTTAAGGACAACCAAATTCCAAGATGGATCACCAATATATTTTGCCACAACTGGGGGTTCTTGGACAACAAGTGCATCAACAACCCCTTTATATACTTTTGTTAATAATAATTCAGGTAATACTCAAATACATGGATTACTATACAATAATGAAGCGGTAAAATTTAGCACATCTGCAAATACCACAACAAATATATGTCCAGTTGGATATAGAGTACCAACTGATGCTGATTTTAATGCATTACCAAGTTGGTCATCTGATGGTACGTGGTTTCAATATCCAGGAAATGAGTATTGGAATGGTGATGCATCACCTGCAAGAACAAATAAAAGTGGATTTAATTTAATTGGTAGTGGTAGA